CAACACACGCACTTTGGCATGCTGGCAGTTATGATCCACAAGACTTTTTAGGCAGACTGATTGGTAACGCAAGTTGGGTTAGACACGCAGAAAAAAGTTTCTTTTACAGTTATGATCACAACTACTTTGCTACAGAGTTTCATGTAAAACTATTCTTTGACCAACTACTTAATGATGGTAGGAAAGAAGAAAATCCATGGTATGATGAAATGTGGAACGAACGTTATGAAAACGGCAAAATTGTACGTTGTGGTTGGCCTATGGAATATGAGCGACTAGAATTAGAACCATACAAGCATATGGAGAAGCGTAATCTTATACTGTTCCCGCATCGTGTTGCTCCAGAGAAACAACCAGAAATATTTCAAGACTTAAAAGAAAGTTTACCGCAATATGAGTTTGAAGTGTGTATGGAAAAGAATTACACTAAAAATGAATACTATAACGCACTAGGAGAAGCAAAACTTATCTTTAGTGCTAACCTACAAGAAACACTAGGTATTAGTTGGTACGAAGGTGCTATTGTTGGCACAGTGCCTATGGTTCCAGATCGATTAAGTTATACTGAAATGGAGAACACAGGCAAGTTCTTATACCCAAGCGAATGGACAGAATCGTTTGATAGTTATAAAGAACACAAGGACAAGGTAATTGAACGCATTGTTGATTATATGGAAAATTACGACAACTATCTTGTAGACCTAAATAAACTTACTACTCACTTAAATGAAAACTATTTTAGTTGTAAAAATTTACTTGAGAAGTTACAATAAGATATGGCAATCCACTGCCTTAACATCGGAGAGATAAAATGAAAAAGTATGAAGAAGTAACACGCAGAATTAAAGACGCTAACAGGCGTTATTGGGCGGGTGACAATATTAGTGAATTCATCTATGAAGGTGAAAAACAAAAACTAATCGACGAAGCCGCAGAAAAGTTTGAAGGTGTGCTAGACGCACTTATTATTGATAGAGAAAACGATCCTAACAGTCATGGTACTGCTAAACGTCTTGCTAAAATGTATTACAATGAACTAATGCAAGGACGTTATGATCGTATTCCTAATGCTACTGCTTTTCCAAATGAAGGAGAGGATGCGTACACGGGTATGTTGGTTGTGCGAAGTGAACTTAAAAGTGTTTGTTCACATCATCACCAGCCAGTTACTGGCGTAGCCTATATTGGTATTATTCCAAATGGTAAAGTTATTGGACTTTCTAAATATACACGTATCGCACAATGGTGTGCTAGACGTGGTACATTACAAGAAGAACTTGCTAATGATATTGCAAGAGAAATTAGCAAAGCAACAGATTCAAAACATTTAGGTGTCTATATCCAAGCAACACATGGTTGTTGTGAAAACAGGGGTATAATGGCACACAGCAGTTTAACACAGACAACTGTGTTGAAAGGGGCGTTTAAAGACGATCCAGGTACTAAAAAAGAGTTCATGGATAATATTAAACTTCAACAAGAGTTTGCGCCTAGATAAACAAGGAGGACGAATGTTCAATAAACTTCTAGAAGGTGTCGATAAGGCACTCGTAAGAAATCTAGTTATTCTACACACGCTGGTTATTGCTGTGTCGAATTATCTAGTAACAATTAGATTTGATTTATTCCCGGGTGCGGATTTACCATTGTTTGGTAGTTTTCCACTAGCGGCCGCGGCATTTACATTTCCGATTGTTGTAGTAGCAACTGACCTTACAGTAAGGATGGTTGGTAAACAAGCAGGTAGAGCCGTTGTAGCAATGGCTATTATTCCTGCGATTGTTGCTTCGGTGCTTGTGTTATTAGCACTAGGTGACGAACACGCATACAGAGTAGGTATTGCTTCAGGTACTGCTTATGCTGTTGGTACGATGCTTGACGTATATGTATTCCAACATATTAGAGAGCGTTATACAGAAGCATGGTGGGCGGCACCAGCAATTTCAACTATTGCCGCAAACATCATCGACACTTACACATTCTTTTATACAGCGTTTTATCCTGCTCCGTGGGTACACGGCGTAGCATTTAACAATACACTTACAAAGATTGTTGTAGGATTGGTAGTGTTCTTACCAGCATATGGCGTTCTTCTTTCATACTTGAAGAACAGGCTCGCCAAGTAGCCAATTAGATAAGGGGGAGCAATCCCCCTTTCTTAACAAGAGGATATAAAATGGGCGATGATGATAAAAAGTTTACTATTACACTAGATGATTATAGCGGGTCAGCAACCTATATTAATCCAACTGGTACATATACTATTAGCAATAATGATTATGTTTACGACACATCATCGTTAGGCACAGTAGATGTTAGTTCAATTACATTTGATGATAATTGGACTCCAAACTATAATGGAAAATACATAGACTTTGATGTATTGGACAAATATCCAACCGCAAAAACTCTTTACAATCAATTCATTTCAGTGTATAATATGTGTGAAGAAGAAGAAAAATTGAATGGAGAATAAGTTGAATATTTTTGCTAAAGCAATGGATAAACTAGGTAGACGCAGAGTTATCACAGAACGTGATAGCGATGTTCCGTATCTAATACGTTATTATCTATTCTTAAAAGAACGCAAGAACTTTCCTTTCAACATTACACTACATAAGGTTCTTGTAAGCGATGAACCCACACTACATGATCATCCGTGGGGATATGCTACATTTATTCTCAAAGGTGGTTATTGGGAACATATTCCTATTCGTTCTTTGGAAGGACATGTATGTGGTAGCACAAGGGTGTGGCGTGGGCCAGGACACTTTAGAATTAGAAACGCAGACGATTTACATTGGCTTGAATTAGAGAAAGATTCCGATGGTAATGAAATACCTTGTTGGAGTTTATTCTTTATGGGCCGTAAAGTAAAAGAATGGGGATTCATGGATTGGGTCAAACACGAAGGCTATAAATGGATCCACAACGAAGAATATCTTGCTAGAGGAGCAAAAGATGACTGAAGAATTTAACACACAGGAAGGCAAAGACTGGCTTAAAGGTTTGTTACACGACGGGGACGTTGTTGTAACATTTAATAAACTTAATGGTGATGAACGTGTAATGACGTGTACACTTAAAGAAGGAGTCATTCCGCCAGCAACCAAAGAAGATCCTGCTTCGCAGAAAAAGGTACGCAAAGTTAACGAAGAAGTTTGTGTTGTGTATGATGTAAACGCAAAGGGTTGGAGAAGTTTTCGTTGGGACAAAGTAAAGAAAGTAGAATTTAATTTAGAATAATGAAGGCATTTATAGCAATAGTATTTTTATTATGCACAGGTTGTTCAACAACCGTTGCTGTTTTAGACGTAACTGCGTCAACGGCAATATACGCAGGTAAAACTGTTGTTAATACTATAGATGCTGTAACACCAGATATTGTTAATAAGGATTAAACATGATTAATAAAAAGTTTTACAGTTGGCATGATGTAGAAGTTATGTGTACCAATATTGTAAATCAAATGTATTCAGACAATTGGCGTCCTGATTACATTATAGGAATTACACGAGGCGGTAATGTGCCTGCTACTATTATTTCAAACATGACAGGCATTCGTTGCGAAGCACTCAAGGTAAGCCTGCGTGATGATAACAGAGAAAGTGAAAGCAACTTTTGGATGGCAGAAGATGCTTATGGTTACGATCCAGAAGGTTCATATGCTCCAGAGATGGGACACTTTAAGAATACTCCAATGGGCAAAAACATTTTAATTGTTGATGATATTAACGACACCGGTGCTACTTTTAACTGGATCAAGGACGATTGGCGTTCAGGTTGTTTACCTCTTTCGCCTGTGTGGGATCAAATTTGGGGCGACAATGTTCGCTTCGCAGTATTAACAGAAAACTTATCAAGTGGATTTGACGGTGTGTCATACTACTGTGATGAAGTAAACAAAGCCGAGGAAGATGTATGGTTAGTATATCCCTGGGAGAATGTAGGACACTATGGCTAAAAAAGCAGAACAACAGCAAGCACAAAGGGCACAGAATATAGAAACAAATGGCATCTATGTGCTAATGGATCAAATCAATCACGCAACTTGTCGTGATGCTATTAAATGGATTATGAATCAAAATTTAAGCGATAATCCATTACCACAACTAACACTTATTATTAACTCACCAGGCGGCGATGTTCATGCCGCTTTCGCACTTATTGACACAATGAAAGCAAGTTCAATTCCTATTAAAACTGTAGGACTAGGACTTATTGCTAGTTGTGGCTTTTTGATTTTTATTGCTGGTGAAAAAGGCAAACGTATCCTTACACCTAACACAAGCATACTATCACATCAATACACTTGGGGTAGTAGAGGTAAAGAACACGAACTATATGCCCGTGTAAAAGAGTTTGAATTAAGCACAGACCGAATGATTAAGCATTACAAAAAGTGTTTAGGTATGACAGAAGCAAAGATTAAAGAAATTCTTCTTCCGCCACAGGACGTTTGGTTAAGTGCTGAAGAAGCAAAGCGACTAAAAATTTGTGACAAGATAGAGGAACTGTACTAATGCGTGACGACTTGATGGTACAACAGCAGGTGAAAAATGTATGGCAACATATGGTTGGTGTTATCTGTTTGAATCAAGTTAATAGACGCCAAACTAAACCATTGCTTACAAAGTTTTTTAAACAATGGCCTACAGCAAATAAACTGTTACGTTCAGCAACAATTCCTATGTTGGAAGAGTTTCTAGCACCATTGGGTATGCAAAAAGTAAGAGCAAAACGCATTTATAAGATGAGCATACAGTTTGAAAGTTGGGACGGAAATGATGCTACACAACTTTATGGCATTGGCAAATATGGTAGTGATAGTTACAGAATCTTTTATAAAAACGAAATACCCAACGATGTCAAGGACAAAGAACTTAAAAGATACATTACAGAGGAACTAACATATGGCCACGCTTGAGGAAAAACAAGAAACACTGGATAGAATTAAAGGTCCTAGATACTATCATATACAATTATGGGGATATGGTGCGGAACATGCATACGCAAGCATATCAAAAGAAGCATATGACTTTTGGCAACCTATTGTTAAAGAACACGGCGACAGTGATCTTGTTAACTATATGCTAAACGCAGAAGACGGCACCTTTGAGTTTGAAAATATCGAAAGTGTTCCACCCGAAGCAAACTTTTTAAGCGATGATGAAGAAGGCGTAGGTGCTTGTAGTTCGTGGTACGAAATGCCAAACGAATTTGAGCATATACACGCTGTTTCAATTAACAGTGCTAACATTGAAATAAACGAAGTAGACGGAAAAGAATACAGCAGTAAGCACATTAATACTATTGTTGAAAACACAGATGTAGGTGAATGGGCAAATGGTATTAGTGAAGAAACTAATTACGAAACAGAAATACTAGAAAGTGTAGAGGATACATATCCAGAAAAAGGCACACACATTGTACAAATGCTTTCTCTAGAAAAAGGTACATTCTTTGATGGCATAGTAGAAACTGTGGGAGAGTTTGATCCTAAAAAACTTAAAATTCAATACAGCGAAACTACCAATGGAGAAGACATAGTACGTGGTATTACTTACGACGGTAAAGATGTAGATAACAACGGTGGTGATACTAACGGAAAAGGGTTTTCGGCGGATGTATGGACACAGGAGTATTAATGACTGTTAAAGATAAAATTAATGAACGCATGAATAAACTACAGGCATGGATGGAATCAAACTATCATTTAGAACATCCTGAAGAAGTAGAAGAACATATTCAAAGTGTAAGCAAGTTTTGGAGTGCTTTGTCAGAAGAAGATAGAGATTATATACAAGGTGCTCGTTTTGCTATTGAATCTAAAATGGAATGGAACGTATGACCGACACACTAGAAAAAGCACAAGCAGAAGGTAGAGCACCTTGGACTAATGTTACATTTGATACCAAAGAGTTTGTTGTATACGAAGACATTTATCCTGTAACTCCCGGACATACGTTAGTTGTGCCAAAAGAGAACACAGTAGAAAATATACAAAAGTGTTTTAAGTTTGCCCAGGAAATGGGTAACATGAACATTGAAGCAGAAACTAATCCAATTACAGGATACAACATTGGAATCAATATGGGTGCTAGTGCTGGACAAACAGTTATGTATCCACACGTACATTTGATTTTTAGACGTGACGGTGATATGGAAGATCCCCGAGGCGGTGTTCGTGGTGTAATTCCAGAAAAACAAAAGTATTCCAAAAAGGACGAATTACAAACGGACTTATTTGAAGATAATGTTGGATGTTAATGGTTGACAAAAACCTAAATAAACACTATAATATATAATAGGAGTTGTAAATGAAATTAAGATATAGTGAAGCATTTTATAGTGTACAAGGTGAAGGACGTTTTGTCGGCGTACCTAGTGTATTCTTGCGTACATTTGGTTGTAACTTTCGTTGTATGAATTTTGGTTTGGACAAGCATCCAAACAGAGCAGAAAAATTAGAACAAGGCATCAAGTATAATCCTGAAGTAAAACAATTACTTGATGATGGTATTTTAGACAAGGTAAATAGATTTGAGGACTTGCCTATTGTTCACACAGGCTGTGATACATATGCAAGTATCTATCCAGAATTTAAGAAGTATATGAAAGATCACACAGTTGATGAAGTAGTTGACTATGTGTTAAGTCTTACTCCACAAGGCAAGTGGACGATGGATAATGGACAGGATGTTCATTTTATACTTACAGGTGGCGAGCCTTTACTAGGGTGGCAACGCTTATACATGGATCTATTTCAACACCCTAGGATGGGAGATCTAAAAAATGTCACGTTTGAAACAAATACAACACAGTCTCTTAGAGATGATTTCAGAGAGTGGCTCAACAATGAAAGAGCATTTCATATCACTTGGTCGTGCAGTCCGAAACTTTCCGTTAGCGGAGAGCCTTGGGATACTGCTATCAAGCCTGATATTGCTAGGCAGTACTTTGATGTACCTAATAGTAGTATGTATTTCAAGTTTGTTGTGGCTACCGAAGAAGATGTGGACGAAGTTACAAAAGCAGTTGAACAGTACAGAGCAGAAGGAATCGATGTTCCGGTCTATGTTATGCCGCTTGGGGGTCGTTCAGAAGAATACAAACTCAATACCAGAGGAGTCGCAACATTGGCAATGGAGCGAGGCTGGAGGTATACACCCAGACTACACGTCGACATCTTTGGAAACGCTTGGGGAACCTAATGAATCTCTCGATGAAAAGGCAAGAAAGGCAGGACTATAATGTTAGATAAAATAAAAAATATGTTTAAAAAAGATAAAATCCCTGCTACAGTATCTAAAGAAAAAACAACAGATGCTAAAGCAGAAGCAACAAAGAACAAACAACCATATGTAACTGTTCTTAATGTTGAAATGAAAGATAACAATCCACGCAATGGATTCTTTGAACTAGATTGGAACGAATACTTTATTAAAGAACTTAGAGTAAACGGTTACAATGGCGACAGTGAAGAAGAAATTGTAGACGCATGGTTTAAAGAACTATGTGGTAATGTAGCACGTGATGAAGGCGTAGCAAGTTCGGATAATCCTATGGGTGCTGGTTATATTAATACTAAAAATCTCGGTGACGGCAAAAGTGAGGTAAGTTAATGAATAAAACTATTACTAAAAAGCAAAGCAGATATAAAAAAGAAGATTATCAAGCACTTGCTGACTGTATTAGAAGCGATCAATTAAGTGCTAAACAAGTACATGAAACTATGGTATATAATCCTGAGTTTGCTAAATGGTATAAAATGAAATACTTGGTGAGAAAATAATGACATACATACTTGTAGACACAGCAAATACATTCTTCCGTGCTAGACATGCTGTAAGAGGCGATGCTGATATTAAAATAGGTATGGCTCTACACACTACTTTGCAAAGCATTCGTAAAGCATGGCAAGACTTTAACGGTAGTCATGTAGTGTTTTGTCTAGAAGGACGTAGTTGGCGCAAAGACTATTACGAACCTTACAAACGTAATAGACAAGAAAGCCGTGATGCTCTTACTGCTTCGCAACAAGAAGAAGAAAAAATCTTTTGGGAAACATTTGATGACTTTAAAGACTTTCTACAAACAAAAACAAACTGTACTGTGTTACAACACCCACAACTAGAAGCAGATGATTTAATTGCTGGTTGGATACAAGCACATCCTAAGGATAATCATGTTATCATTTCAACAGATGGCGACTTTGCTCAACTGATTGCTCCTAATGTACGTCAATATAACGGTGTTATGAAAACAACTATAACACACGAAGGTTATTTTGATGACAAAGGCAAGGAAGTAGTTGATAAGAAAACTAAAGAACCTCGAGGTGCTCCAGATCCTGAATGGTTATTGTTCGAAAAATGTATGCGTGGTGACACAAGTGATAATGTATTCAGTGCTTATCCAGGCGTTCGTAAAAAAGGAACAAAAAACAAAGTCGGATTACAAGAAGCATTTGAAGATAGACACTCAAAAGGATTCAATTGGAACAATCTCATGTTACAACGTTGGACTGATCACCTAGGTGTAGAACATCGTGTACTAGATGATTATACAAGAAACGTTACACTTTGTGACTTAACAGCACAGCCGCCTGAAATAAAAGAATTAATAGGACAAACTATTGCTGAAGGAATTTCAGCAGGTAAAAATATTTCACAAGTTGGTGTTCGTTTGGTAAAATTTGCGAGCAGTTATGAACTTAATAAAATTACAGAACAAGCAGAAACATTTGCTAAACCACTAAATGCTAGATATGGAGGAGAATATGCAAGCCAAACAACTAGTGCCTAACAAATTTTGGATAGTACAAGACCAAGGAAGGAAAGTAGGTACATTAGCCAAAGAAAAAGAAGGATTTATTCTTGTAACACCTAGAGATAAAATTAAATTTGAAAATGTAGAAAAAGTTTTTGAAACATTCGGTGCTGACTTTTTTGAACAAAGAGCAAAATCAAATACAAAAAATTCTAAAGTAATGGAGGTACACGGTTATCCAACTTCTACACCTGCTTATAATCCTCTATTAGATGTACAACACAATTTACCATTGTATAGTAAAAGTAGAAAATCCAAAAGTTTATACTGTGCTGGATACTATACTATTAAATTTGCTAAAGGATGGGTAAAAAGTTTTTGTCCTAAGTTAATTACACTACAAAGATATGACTATAAAGGTCCATTTACAACAGAACTAGAAATGCGTCAGGTATTATCCAATGTCTCGAAATCCAATTAATACAGTTCCAATTGAAAACTTTTTACAAGATGCTAAAATAGCAGGCAAAACACAACAACGTGAACTTAAACTAGATGCTAAACAATACAAGGATCTAGCAGATAGTATTAGCATGGTGTTAGCAAGGCTTGTAGAACTACAAGACACACGCCTACAACAGCCGCAAGAGGTGAATGTGGATGTACAAATGGACGGCGGAAACTTCTAAATTTTCGATAAATAAGTACGTAGTTAACTTAAAGGAATTACGTACAATGAGTAGACCTAAACCTAATGTTCTGGAATCATATACAGACAAAAACACATTTAGACGAGAAGAAGTCCTAGATGCTGATGCCATATGGGCGGTCTTTTATAAAGGTAAGCCTTTCAATCTAAAAAGTTCAAACTCAATATCACCCACTCCTGGTCCTAAATACAAAAAGACTTCATTTTCAAACCCAGGACACGCAATTAATCTAGCAAAGAAACTTAATGCTATGTTTAAAAGCACAGAGTTTGAAGTATACAAGTTAACTAGCGGCGAGAAACTCTCGTAATGGATATCAAAGAAGCGTATACCAAAACATTTATGATTTCGGCGGGAGAACAAGATACTTCCGAAACCGAGATTAAAAAGAACTATATGCTATGGTGGCAAAACACCCGCATGAAAGGTGACAGTGGGTTGCGTTTAACCAAGGATGGTTTTGAATATGCTGTTGAACGTGCTGATCTACAAACATACGAGATCAAATTCCCCAATGAAATAAAGTTCACACCACAGGTATTCTTGTACTTGGATAACTTTATCGACTGTCCGTATTACGTTACAAAGAAAAGAATCTATGTATTCAGCGAAAAAATGGGTCTACAACTCATGATGTTTGCTGGAGATATCAAACAATACGGTCTTGCTCGTGCTATGGCACAAGAATTAGAAGATTAATCCTTCATTTTGGACAGTTTTTTTCCAAAAAAGCGAAAAAACCGCTTGACATTTCCAGTTGCGATGCTATACTAATATTATAGTTAGAAACAAAGGAGCAATAGCAAATGGCACAAGCAACAGAAGCACGTACAGTTACACCTAATGAAGCAAAGGCGGCTGTACAACACGCAATGAAACTGAAGCGTCCTATCTTTATGTGGGGTCCTCCAGGCATTGGTAAATCAGACATCATGGGTCAAATTACTGACTCACTAGAAAACGCACACCTAATTGACGTTCGTTTGTCACTTTGGGAACCTACAGACATTAAAGGTATTCCTTATTATGCGGCAAATGATAACGTAATGGCATGGGCACCACCGAGTGAACTACCAGATGAAACTTTCGCTAAAAAGTACAAGACTGTTGTACTATTTTTGGACGAACTTAACAGTGCCGCACCAGCAGTACAGGCGGCGGCTTATCAACTTATTCTAAATCGCAAGGTTGGTACATACAAACTACCAGACAATGTTGTAATTGTCGCGGCAGGTAACCGTGAAACTGATAAGGGTGTAACTTATCGTATGCCGGCACCACTAGCCAATCGTTTTGTACACCTTGAACTACGTGTTGACTTTGAAGACTGGTTGACATGGGCGACAGAAAACAAAATCCACGCAGACGTTGTGGGTTACTTGACTTTTGCTAAACAGGATCTATATGATTTTGATCCAAAGTCAAGTTCACGAGCATTCGCAACTCCACGTTCTTGGAGTTTCGTAAGCGAACTTCTCGACGATAACTTGCCTGAATCTACACTTACAGATTTGGTAGCAGGTTCAGTCGGCGAAGGCTTGGCAGTTAAATTTGCGGCACACCGTAAGGTTGCGGCTAAACTGCCTAATCCAACAGACATACTTAAAGGCAAGGTTAAGACTATGGAGACGAAAGAAATTTCGGCGATGTATTCACTAACTGTAAGTATGTGCTATGAACTTCAAGAGGCATTCAAACGCAAGGAGAAGGGTTGGAACTCGATGGCAGATAACTTCTTTGGTTTTATGATGGATAATTTTGAAACTGAACTAGTTGTTATGGGTACGCGAGTTGCTATCGCTACTTATAAACTGCCATTTTCGCCAAAAGACTTGAAAAACTTTGACCGTTTCCATGACAAGTACGGCAAGTATGTTCAAGCCGCTATGGCATCCTAACTAACTATAGAGGGGATCTTCGGATCCCCTCGCTCTATTAGGAGGCCTATATGAGCAGACATTTTTTTGAAAGACTAGAACAAGGCTATGCTGGTGAAAAAGATTTTAAAATTCATCTTGTTACCGGAACTTATAATAAGAAAAGAAAAAAGTGTGCTTTATCTTTTTGCAACGAGCCAGAAACAAAATACAAAGGCACTGGACGATCTCTTTGTGAATATCATCAGGGTTTACTAAGGGAATACGGTGGTCCTGCTAGAATGGATCGACCTTGGACATTTAATAAAAAGAAAACTTGTGATATCTGCGGACACGATCCGTGGCAACATCCTAAAGTTAAATTAATTGAAAACGAACTTATACGTGATCGTGTAGCATGGGGTATGTTATTCGTGGATCATATTGAAACACAACGAGATGGCGGAAGTCACTGCGATCAAAACACTCAAACACTTTGTTTAGATTGTAATATGATTAAAAGCACACTAGCAGGCGACATGGTTCCAAAAAAACTTTACAAAGATGAACAAGAGTATAACAAAGTTCAAGAAAGACTAAAACCACATTATCTAAAAGTTTTTGGACCTTCTGAATAATTACAAAAAAGGAGGTTCTAATGAACACTGTAGATCTATGTGTATGGTTAAGACAAAATGTGGATTGGAACAAGTACGTTACTTTAGTACATTCAATCGGTGACGAACTTAATGAACGAAAATTGCGTTTTGACAAAAGCGATTTGCTAGAGCGTTCACTAGAACTGTTTAGCGATACTAATTTAGTATATGTGAATTTGGATGGAGTTGATCATATTGGACCAAACGGTTCAATGATTGAAATGAAGTTTACAGAAGGAAGTTTGTTTACACGCAAAACAAAAAAACAAAAGAAACACGTTTCTGATCTACAATTAATGAACAGTAGAGGTTCTAGTGCCGGAAGAACATTACCTCCAGGATATGCTGATTTTTTATTGATTTGTGATGTAGACAGTGCCGCAGTTATTGCCAAAAAAGATTTGATTCCATATGTAGTAGACGCAGGAGATGGATTAAAAACTTCCAAAATGCCCTCTAATAAGATACAATATGTATTCGTTCCGGGTGAGTATAAACCACTAGATCTAGCAGAATCTGTGTCATATAAAGATGCCAAAATGAAGATGCAACGTGAATTTTTAGCAAAATTCTAGTTGACAAAACCCCTAAAGATGCTATAATTATATTATAGTTAGAAAGTTAGGAGCAAGATTATGTCACAGAAAACAACCGCAGTAGAACAGAGCATGATGGATGGTAAAATCTATGAGCGAAATCCATCACTAGATTCAAACAAAATCCGTGAAAAACTTACCACGGCTAGAATCGCATTGCTTATTCGTCAGCCATTTTTTGGAAACTTGGCTACACGTCTTACACTACAAGACGCAACTGATTGGTGTGCTACTGCCGCAACAGACGGACGTCACTTCTTCTACAATGAAAACTTTATTGATTCACTAAATCAAAAACAAACAGAATTCTTGTTCGGTCACGAAATACTACACTGTGTATATGATCACTTTACCCGTAGAGACGATCGTGAAGCAAACATTTATAACATTGCCGCAGACTATTGTGTAAACGGTGATTTAATTCGTCATAACATCGGCGAAGTAATTACACAGGTTAAACCCTTCCACGATCCAAAGTATTATGGTTGGAGTTCAGAACAGGTGTATGATGATATCTTTAAAAAGTATGACGATGAACAATTGAAACAGTTAGGTAAATTGCTTGATGAACACATTGACTGGGAAAAAGGTCAAGGGGAAGGTCCTAACGGTAAAACTAAAAAGGACAAAGGCAGTAAGGGCAAACAGCCTACATACAGCAAAGAAGAACT